TTGATTGCTGTGGTGTGTACTGAAGCTGCTGCTGACTTAGCAAGAGCAAATGTACCACCTACACTTGTATTACCACTAACTCTGACAGTTCCTAAGAACCCTGAGTTACCTGTAATGGTAGCAGTACCACCTATGACTACGTTATTTTCAGCAGATACAACTCCTGCAACTCTTAGTGTAGTTAATAATCCTACTGCACCTGATACTGTAGCTGTACTCTTCATGACTACAGCAGCTTCAAGTGATGTTGCACCACTAACTCTAACTGTACCTAGGAAGCCTGTATTGCCTGTTATAGTGGCAGTACCACCTATGACTACGTTACTCTCCAGAGAAGTAGCTCCTGCTACTCTAACTGTGCTTAGAAACCCTGCTGCTCCAGTTATTGTGGCTGTTCCTAGTAGATTAACTGCCCCACCTACACTTAGAGTAGAAGCTAAACTGACTGCCCCACCAACTGTAACTGTTCCTAATAAGTTTGTATTACCTGATACAGATACATCATCTTTGAATGTTGCTGCTCCAACCACTGTAACCGTAGAAGCAAATACTGCTGCTCCACCTACAGAGACTGTACTCTGAAGATGTGCTGCACCTTCAACTGTTACAGCATCTTCAAATTTAGTAGCATCTGCAAAAGTTTTGTTTGTTAAAGTATCTGTTGTTGATGTTCCTATAATTGTAACAGTACTTGTTGGTAGAGTAATTGTTATATTACCACTATAAGAAGCATGTGGTGGTGATCTTAGTTGAGCATAGTGAGCATTACCAGACTCACAGTAAAATCTAACGTATGCTGGATCTGAAGCACTTGTTCTTAAATCTATTGATCCTCCTGATACAGCAAATGCACCACCTACTGTTCCTGTTCCACCTATACTTACATTACCTGCTATAGTTACTGTTGATGCAAAACCTGCTGCTCCAGTTACTGATAGTGTTCCACCTATGGAAGCATTATGAGTTACTCTTAATGTTGATACTGATACATCACCTGATGTTGGTACATTTGTTAAGTTAGAACCATCACCGTAGAATGCTGAAGCACATACCTTTGCATTTGCTGCTTGAACATTAGCACCACTGATTGTGACTGTGCCACCTATAACTACATTACCACTTACTGATACGTCATCTTTAAATGTACCTGCACCTACTACTGTGACTGTAGAAGCAAATGTAGCTGCACCTCCAACTGATGCTGTACTTTGTAGATGTGCTGCTCCGACTACTGTAACTGTACTCTTAAGTAAAGCTGCTCCTTCTATTGAGGTTGCACCTGCTACTCTAACTGTACTTAAAAATCCTGCTGCCCCTGTTATTGTAGCTGTGCCTAAAAGATTTACTGCACCACCTACACTCAGACTAGATGCAAGACTTACGGCTCCTGCTATTGTAGCTGTACCACTAAGGTTTGTATTACCACTTACTGATACATCATCCTTAAAGGTAGCTGCTCCTACAACATTAAAAGGTCCACTTACAGATACACTTCCACCTGCATGTATAAATCCTTCAACAGATATATTAGTAGCTGTTCCTAATTCAGCTTCGACATTGCTAAGATTAGAACCATCACCATAATAGAATAAAGCTGTTACATTACCATTAACTCTTAAGTTTGCACTTACAGATACATTACTATTAAATACTGCTGTGCCACCTACAGATACATTTCCTAGTACATCTAAGTTCTTACTGACAGATACATCATCATTAAATTCTGCTTTACCTGTGAATGTTCCTGCTCCTGCTACAGCTAATGTACCACCAAGAGATACATTGCCTTCTACGGATACATCACCTTTAACTCCTAAGTCACCACTTACAGAGACATCATTCTTAAAGTCTGAAGCTCCAACTACTGTAACAGTTGAGCTAAATGTAGCTGCTCCTGTAGTTATTAGAGTTCCACCTACAGATGTATTACCACCTATATTTACTACTCCACTAACTGAAACGTCATCATTAAATATAGCTGCTCCTGCAACTGTAACTGTTCCATCTATAAAAGCATTTGTTATTGATATACTTCCACCAATAGAGGCTGTAAGTCCTGTAAGGTTTGATCCATCTCCAAAGTATGCTGAAGCACATACTTTATCTTGTACAGAAAGATTACCTGATACTCCAAGATTACCACTAATTTGTGCTGCATTAGTTGCTATCTTAATAGCTGTATTAGTACCATCTCCTGACTGTATAGGAGCTAATGAAGTTGTAACACCAGAACCTGTTGTACTTGCATTGATAGCAAGAACTGATTTGTATGTATTAGATATAAGTTTTCCTGTAAAATCTGTCATATTGCTACCCACGTTTTATTTGCTTTGTCCCAATTTGTATTACCTTCAACAGCAATTAAAAGTTCTCCAGAAGGAGAAGTAGTACCATCTTCCATTGTAATCCATTCTGCATATTCATCCCATGTTATTCCTCTACCACCATCATCAGGTCTAGGATTCATAACTCTAGGATTATCTTTTACATTTGGAACTTTGTTTAATGGACTGTTCTTTAAATCATATTGCCCTTCAAAGTCTTCAGGACAAACCAAAAGACCATAACTATTCATTCGCATTACCCTATGTGGATAAGTAAATCCACAGGTATCACACATTGCTAAAGTTTTACTATTTACTGCCATTAGTTATAAAATGTTAATCTAGGTAATAGATATAAAGAAGCTCTTTCTCTATCTTCTTCCATTGCTCTAGCTAACATATCCTCGTAGTTTTGTTTAAGCATTGCTATTCTTGTATCTGCTACCAGTGGACGCTTCATAGACATAAAGTAAGCTAGTCCCATTGTCAAACATGGTAGAAATCTTTTAGGTAAATCAGCATTCTGATCAGCAGATTTATTAACATCCTGCATCTCACTGACTATCTCTAACTGTAGAGTATCTGTAGAGTTCTCTGGAATAGGCCAGACTGATAGAACAGGATTGTCTCTACTTCTACGTATACTATACTGAGTAGGTCTTCCTGTCTGAGTAGGTGCTGGTATAAGGAGATACTCTTCTGGAGTAATTCTGGTAAGCTGTATGTCTGTGTTACTTCTTCGTAAGACTACCTCAAGAGCATTTATTGTGCTACTACCTAAGTTATAAGAAGTAACACTGGTAGATAATGTAATACTGCTGGTATTGGTTGTCCATAGAAGTATCCCTCTGTTCTGCCAATCCTTAAGCATAAGGTTAATAGAACGTCTAGCAGAAGCAGGTTCATGACCTAGAGTATCTTCTCCACCAATCATCTCACTTGCTTCTTGAATTACTTCATCTATATCTAAGTTGAAGTTATATGTACCTGATGTAGCCATTATGTTCTATACCTTCTTGTCTTTCTTGCTATCTTCTTAGGTTGCCTAACAAACTGTTTACCTTTTCTAGTTCCTGCTCTCTTAGCTCTTGTTGTTGCAGCATACTCTTTAGAAGATAAAGATTTGATTGCTTTCTCTGGGAGATATCTTTCACCTGTCTTCTTAGAAGGTTTACCTGACTTGGTTCTCCACTTCTGCTTGCTCCATTTAGATAGCTTGTTAGTTTTTTTCTTCTTACCTTTATATTTTCCACCTGCATCTTTATAGTACTTAACTGCTAATTGCATTGCTCTTGCTGAATGCTTGCCACCCATCTTAGCCTTTGCTCTTGCTTTAGCAGCAGCCCATTTCTTAGGGTCACGTTTAGTTGCTACAGCCACGTTAGCCCCAATCAGTCTTGGGTATACACTTATCACACCTACAAGTTTTACAAAGCCCTATCTTAGTTCCACCTACACCAGATACAGTTTGAGAAATAGTCTTATTTAATGAAACACCACAATGAGAGGGGTTTCCACACTTTCTACATTTTGTCATCGGCCCACCTTTTTCATAGCAGCTTTATGTGATGCTGAGAATGTCTTACCCTTCTTCATCTCACTTCGCATAAAAGACATATGCTTTGCAGTGTGATGAACTGAGTGTTTCTTTAAAGTATCAGTCTGACGTTTCGTTAACTTCTTCTTCAACTAACATCTCCATCTTTTTCTAGCTTGTCTAAGTCTGCTATTAGGATTCTTAGCAGCCTTAGGAAACTTCTTCATTTGACCTGCTGATCTAGCACAGTAACTCTTACGTCTTGATGCTCTCTTACCAGTAGGCTTCTTCTCAGTTACGGCAGTCTTTAGTTTAGAACCGGGGTTCTGTCTCCTATATTTAGCTACACCTTTAGCAGTCATGCCAGCACCAGATTTGGTAGGACGTTTCTGTCCTCCTCCAATGGTCATGCCTTTCATATTACTAGGCTTTCTTTTTTTCTTTACTGCCATATGTGTACCTATATTTTTCTACTAAATACTTACAATGATCCTGAAACCATGTTTCCCAATCTAGGTAATCTTCTTTCTTTGGTTTAACTACACCGTAATCTATTAGTGTGTAGTCATCATAACCTTCTTCTATAGATTTTTTATATTTCTTTTTAAACTCATATTTACTTTCCATACGAGTTTTCATTTCATATATCAATCCAAACATTCTTAGTACATCTTATTAGAGTAAGTAGCTTTACCAAATCCTCGTAAGGCTTGACCACCACCTCTGCGGAACACAGTTTTCTTTTTAGTAGCTACTTTACCACCCATATTACGTTTAACTTTACCACCATATTTACGTTTAACCATACCACCTTTTTTCTTAGACTTACTTCTTAATGCAGTATTTAATTCATTTAATAGCTTGCTTTCTCCAGCAGTCATTTCAATACCAGATGGCATATCTAAATCATTTGCTTTATCAGCTTTTTCTTGTAATGTACTACGAACTGTTCTTGCCATTAAATTATCTGTTGAAGTATCACCTGTCATTCCAAATCTTCCAAGTTTTCCAACCCAGTTATCAGGTAAGAAATTTTTTCTTCCTCCACGTTCCTTTATTTCTTTTTTAAATATAGGATTATTAAAGTATGAAGGTAGTTTTTTAACATTACTTTTAGCATTTAAACCTTCAGATTTAGGTATCTTACGGTCTTTACGTATCTTATCACCAGCAGTAAAATCTATTTTCTTAGGAGTTTTAACTGTAGATTTTGTTTTACTTTTTGAAATTGAAGGTGTATAATCAGGTACTTTTTGTGCATTTACTTTCTTTTTATTTTTTAATTGATTTATTGCTGCTGCTCCTGTTAATCCTCCTATAGTACCACCAACAATACCCGGACCATATTTTTTTAATTTTGATAATCTTGTTGTAGTAGATTTAGATCTAGG